CCACCAGTGGTTCTAGATGCTACATAAGACTTTCCACTGCCAGGGCCTCCTGCCATGAAGATTGCCTTAAAGATATTGGGGTCATAAACCCCCTCTCGTAATTGTTCCCATGTTTTCATTGTGTATTCCTAACAACTCTATAGTTCGTTTTTTATAGATTTCTTCATAGTATTTAGTATCCTCGTTTTTCTCAACCTCGATCCTTCTATTGATTTGTTTTTGAAAAGACATTTTCTGAAGCCGGTTTTTGAGTTTTGAAGTCATGTGATTCCTCTTTCTATGTTTGAATTATCATAACAAAATGAGTTGTTGTCGAGGGCCCTCCTTAAAATACTACATCGCCAGGATCAGCACTTCCTAACGGTATGATTTCTTCTCTTTGTGTTCCCCCATCAAATAGGGTAACGCCTGCTGATGGATATGCTTCGGATACTGTATCACGAACACATTCCATATGAACTGTATGTTTATATCTACCTTGTCCTTTAGAAAATACATGGTGTAGTTTCGTAACTAAGTATCTACCAGTATAGTTCACATCCATTTCTTCTTCACTGTTACTAGAGCGATTCATTATTTCTAATCCAACTACATCTCCAGCCTGTATAGATGTATTGCCTGGCACCTCAACTCTTAGAGTTAGTGCAGATGCAAGTTGAGCAAAACGAGACTTTCTTCTTTGTAACCACTGATGAACATTGATAGTGTCATAAGGGGTTTCTGTGCCTTCTTGATGCATTGGAGTGAAGAGTTCATTTGTTTTATCTGTAGTTTGAACAAAAAATACGGAATCTGGATATTCTGAAAGTTTGAACCCAAAGTCATCTGTTGCCTCTGACAATACTGGTGCTTGTGCAGAACCAGATTTTGTAAAACTGTCAATATGAACATCATCTGTGTATTTCTTTACATAGTCATAGTCGTATGTCTTATAACTCTTATTGAAAAGGTCAACCTCTAACAATTTTGATGCATACATTCCAGAGCGTTGACTTGATAATGTATCTGTTGCAGACACTACTGAATAATTAAGAATATTTTGTAGGTTTTTGGCTAGATCTTGAACACCCTTATCAGTTAGTGTATTTGGGTTTGCTTCCCTGTATACCATTCTAGGATTCTTACGATCCATCATACTGTCTAGTGTTCTGAAAAAATATCCTTTGACAGTTTCATAGAAAAGAAATGTTGGAGCAAAGTTGTATTCTTTAGATAAACTCTTTCGGGCAATCATATTAATAAAATCAAACGGCCTCATATTTGGAGCAACAACTTTATAATTGTTTGATGTTTCTTCGTAGAAAAACTCTTTCTTTGAATTAAGAAGTTCTGAATCACGAATAACCTTTTTGATTATATCAACTGCTGGTTCACCTTTGTAGGATTGAGACACACGAATATGTCCATTCCTCACAATCTCTGAAGTTGTGAATGAAATGGTATAACCCATTGTCCTGTCATTAACAAGTTGTGATGAATTTACTTTGTAGATATAGAATGGAATTTGTGAAAAGTCAATAGCATTCTCTCTATCATATACATCAGAACCATCTGGTGTTGCAAGAATAAGAGACAACTTTTCTTGTCCGATAATGTTAGCATTACCTAGAATATTGTTTGTATCAATAAATGAAATATCGCCTGTGATAGAGTTATTGAAAATATCTTCATAGATATTTACAGCAGTAACCAGTTCGCTTAGATCTAGTTCTAAACCACCAACAGTATATAATTTACATTCACTCAGTAAATACTCGTTGGCATACTGAACACTTTGGGTTTCTTCACCACTCATTATTAAACGCCCTTAATTTTTTTGGAGAACTCTTTTTTAATTTCTGGGATATACTCTGGTTTGATAAGTCTAATCCTTCTTTTCTTTTCTTGGATTCTTTCTTCATATTCATAATTAGTAACTGGAACTGCACCGGCAGGAAGTGTTGTTGCACTATCATTAGGAAGTTCAATCACAAACTTTGTATCGCCCGACTCTTGTGTATATTCGTAATGATGAATTCCATTCACATCATTGTCATACTTTGAATAAACATAATCTTCAAATCTCTTTGTTGACATTGGCCAGTCATGGTATACATCAATAATATCATTAGTAATAAGAATCAACCAATGAAGTCCAACATCACCATAATATCTATCTGCAACAAACTCTGGTGTTTGCCCATCAACAACATCGTAGAAATCAAACTCTACTATAGATAATCTTGCCTTTGTAGACAGTCTAACTCTTCTTGTAATATCTGTTAATGTTCTGATAACATTATCACCCTTAACATCGTATGGTGTTGTTGGAAATTTGTTAAAATATGACATGATTAATATCCATCTTTGATGCGTTCTTTTGTGATAATCTCTAGTTCCTTGAATGTGAGACTAATCTCTGTTGATGCTGGAGCAGTGTTTCTAAAGAACTGTGTTCTTTCTCCACCATATTTAACATCAACACCCTCTAATACACAAGTAGAAATTCTATTCAAAAATGTGTGTTCGCCATTCTTATGCATATACTTAATATCAAATGTGGAAGGTGAAACTAGAGTTCTTTCACTACCAGCAAAAAATTCAGGCATCGCATGAAATCTAAACATATTTACAATGTTCTTAATGTTCTCTGATTCTTTCTCACTTTTAGGCACCATTTTGAATTCAAAACTAAAAGTTCTTTTATCAATACCATTGAACATAGTCTCTTGTCGATTGTTTTTAATTGTTCCTTTTGCAATATTCCTAGCGGCCTTAGCGCCCGTAATACCAACCTTTTCTCCAATACCGGCAGCCATATCACCAGCGCCCTGTTTGAGAGTGTCTTTATTAAGAATATCACCAAACTGTCCATTGACAATTTTATCAATTGCCCCACCAGTTGCAGTAATGGCCGCACCAATTTCTTCTTCAGAATAGTTTGCTTTATGTGACACCGCAACTTGGTTTGGCATATAAAGTTGAATGGATGCAGCAAGTCTTTTGGTAGGAGCTCGTTCTATAGATAATGTTGATGATTCCCTAGATGCAGTAGAACCTTGTCCAGTTTGTGCATTAAAAGAACCTTTAGGAAATTTAATTTTTGATAATTCTTGCACATTGATGAAGAACTGCACATAGTGTCCTGTGCGCTCCATTGTTCCAATGTCTATTGGATAGTTTAGATCACCACCATAAATTCTTTTATAGTTGTTCTCGTTAATTTTGTTAAATGCATTACCCATCTAAATAGTCCTATAACCTGTGAAAGTATTTATAACGCATCATGTCATATAAAGGTCGATACATTCCATCAAAACCACAAAAATACAGAGGCGATCCATCCAAGATTATTTATCGTAGTCTATGGGAGCGTAAGTTTATGGTTTACTGTGATAGGAGTGATAACATACTTGAATGGGGTAGTGAAGAGATTATCATACCCTACCGTTCCCCACTAGATGGCAGAATACACAGATATTTCCCCGATTTCTATGTCAAAGTCAAACAAGCAGATGGTTCTGTGAAGAAAATGATTATAGAAGTTAAACCTAAAGCACAGTGTGGCCCACCCAAACAACCCTCTCGCAAAACCAAACGATTTGTCACAGAAGTTCGCACTTGGGGGGTGAATAAGGCAAAGTGGGAAGCAGCAATAGAGTTCTGCAACGACAGACAAATGGAATTTAAGATACTGACTGAAGACCATTTGGGTTAGTCGTATAAATAGAAGTATGACATACTTTGATGAGTTACTAGAAAAGACAGGTGGCAAGGAACGCTCGGTTCGCTGGTTTAGAGATAAAATCAGAGAAATGGGTGAACCACCAACACGACAACTAATCAATGAAGGTTTGGTTAGAGGGCGTCCAGATTTGGGTAGAATGAACTTCTTTTACTATGATGCAAAGAACAAAGCAACCCTACCATATTATGATAGGTTTCCTTTGGTGATGCCAATTGAAGAATACAACGATGGGTTTTTGGGATTGAACTTCCACTACCTATCTATCCCTATGCGTCTAAAATTATTAAATGTCATTGCTGAATATACGACTGATGATAGAATGAATGAAAATACAAGAATTCGATTGACTTGGAATCGTATCAAAAGAAACCCTATCGTCCGTCCTACTGTAAAGCGGTATCTTGCAAACCATGTTCAGTCTAGGTTTCGTGTTATCACAGCAGAAGAAATGATGGCAGCAGTTCTATTACCAGTTCAAAGGTTTGTTCCTACAGGAGTTGAAAACAAAGTGTATGCAGATTCCAGAAGAATGGCAAACCAGCCTAGGAGAGTATAATGGCACACTTTAACTTTGAAAATTTAGTTTCAAAAATTAGTGATTATGGTGTTGCAAGACCAAATAGATTTGAAGCAGAAGTTTTATTTCCGGCGGCAGTTCAATCTGCATTTGCTGGTTCATCTGAAGCTGTATCGGTTAAAGTGAAATCACTTACCATGCCAGGCAGAAATATATCCACAACTACAAACGATACCATATATGGCCCAACACACGAAATTGCGGCAGGATTGACTTATGCAGACGAAATCAATATTTCATTTATTCTGTCTGGTGACTTAAATGAAAAAAGAAGATTTGATGCATGGCAAAATTACATTTACAGTCCTACATCATTCAACATGAATTACTATGACGATTATATTTCTACAATCAACATCTATCAACTGAATGAAAATGGTGATAGAGTATATGGTTGTCAATTGAGAGAAGTCTTTCCAAAATCAGTAAACCCAATAGAATATAACAACGATACTACAAGTGCAATCTTAGAGTTGCAAGTTGGTTTCGCATTTAGAGAATGGGTAGAGATGCCTGTTTCTGGACAGGTTGGACAAGCACCAGCAATACCAGAAACTACACCAACCATTTACTATCCAGCAAAACCAGTGGATAGATCAATTCTTGCAGAACAAAATGATAAGAAACGAGTGGAAGATGCTAGAAAAGAATTAGAACAGATCAAGGCTAACAGCAGAAAGTTTGGTTACGGTTGGTGGTGGACTTAAAATGTCACACCATAAATAATAACACATTATGAGGAGTATAATATGGCTTTACCATTACTAAAAACGCCAAAACATGAATTGACAATTCCATCAACAGGCGAGAAAATTGAATACCGTCCTTTTCTGGTAGGAGAAGAAAAAGCACTTCTTCTTGCACTAGAAAGTGGAGAGGATAAGGACATTAGTGAAGCAGTCATGCAGACTGTATCGCAATGCACCTTTGGAAAGTTGG